AACGCTTGAAATGTTACTGTTCCTTCGTTCCAAGACTTTGGAAAACATACGGTAAACTGGGCGTTTTCATCAGACGAAGCATCAAAATCTAAACATTTTATTTCTGGCCCGTTTGACAATTCAACTTGTTCAAGATCAGCACATCCGTTTGTCGAATTTGGATACATAGCTGCTGCTGGAACGTAGATTGTTTCTTTACCAACGAGTTTTGCCGTTGAAAAACTTAAAACACCTGAACCATCAGTTATTAACGCCTGAGATGCATCACCATCAGATGAAGGCAATGTAAGCGTTATATCTGCGGTACTTGCTGGGCCAATCAACGTAACTTTGTTTGTACCGTTATCACTGTCTTCAAAGAACTCAATAAACCCTGCGCTTGTCGCACCATTTTTAAGCTGTATTCCTGCATTTGCTATGGGCGTTGTAAGAGTCGGTGTGGTAAGAGTTTTATTGGTTAGGGTGTCGGTCGTTGTCTTGCCAACCAAGGTATCTGTAGTAGCTGGCAGTGTTAGCGTGATGTTGCCGCTAAATGCGCTATGTGCGGGAGCTAGTATTCTTGCATAGTGAGCGTTTGAGCTTTCACAATAAAAGTCAATGTAAGACTGCGCTCCACCATTTTTTATAGCAATTGCACCTTGACTAATCGCTACTCCATTTGTTGATCCACCCGCCACACCAAGTGTTCCAGCGATGGTGACGTTAGTCGTTCCAGTCGGAATCTCAATAACGTCTGCGTCTGCGTCATTTTTAATTGTTACGTCATTCGTGGAACCTTGACCCGTGAGTATTAAGCCCTCTGCGGCAGTGTAACCAAGTGCAGCATTGTCACCCGCAGCGGTATCGCCTGTGGCCTCAATTGTTGTTCCTGTGATAACGCCACTAGAGGTAATCGCTCCAGACGTTGTGACCGTTGCAAGCGTTGTCGTACCAGTAAGGTCTAGGTCAACAAGCGCATCAACAACTGCCGCCCCAGAACCTGCCCCGTCAAGGTATACTGCCTTGACTGCTCCGTTACCAATATTAACCGTTGCACCAGAGCCTTGTTTAATTGTGACAATCTGAGAGCCTGTCGTTGCGTTCTCAATAAACATCAATCGAGAAACTGTGTTTGGCGCAATGGTTAACACTCTAGTTGTAGAAAGCGTAGCAGATGATGTGACTTTAAAATAAATTGAACGGGCTGGATCTGTCGCTCCATCAGCAACAGTAGTCGTTGCATTTGCGTCACTAGCAAAACAGTCTTGTGTGCCAAAACTTAATGCTTCTGCAATTAGCTCCAGATTGGTATTTGTTTCTGACCCCCACGTACCAGAAGAATCTCCTGTGGCGATCTCTTTTAATCTTAAATCATTTACATAAGTTGCCATGTTATAAACCTCATGCGGCGATGTATCAATTGGCCCCCAGACATTGACGGGTCTGATTGATCCACTGGCTGATACACCTGTCACTGCAAATGTTACTGATATGCCTACAATTTCAGTGCCAATTGCACCAGTCGCAGAAACCCCTGTTAGAGTTACATTTACATCCCCAAGCGTTGCAACAGTGCCAATAGCACCTGTTGCTGCTACACCTGTAACGGGAATATTGTCAGCACTACCCCAAGGGCCGTCTCCCCAATCGCCCCGTCCCCATCCCGTTATTGAAGGCATTAAGCGATCCTGATAATTGCGTTACTCGCGTCTGCGGTAGGAAAGGTGATCGTAAAGTCACCTGCCGTTGCAGTCTTATCGCCACCAAAATCTAAAACACATACCGCTCGGTCTGAATTGGTGTCATTGTAGATTACTGCGCCTCTGGCTGTAATTGTTACCGTAGAAAACGTCAGGTTCGCAAAATCGGCAAAGCCTGTCGTTCCGCTAGAGTCTGGGTTGATGTTTGTTAAAGCTGCGCCAGCGGCAGTGTAGTTTGTTCCGCTTGCTTCACCAGAAGTCGTATAAGCTGTCGTACCTGCTCCCAGACTTGCAGAACTTGTATACAAAGCCAACTTAAAGCTGTTGCCGCCACTTGCCAAAAAATTGTGCTTCGCCTCAAGTAATTCTTTCTTGAAGCTAGTACACATAGCCTGAGATATAGCCATTACAATCTCCTAATTATTTCTGCCATTTCTTTCTGTTGATTCTTTTCCAGTATCGCTGTTAACGTGGTTCTATCGCTTTTAATCGCCTCTACCATGTAAAACAATACCGCTGTATAAACCTGATCTTTAAAAGCCTGTGCCTGCTCCTGAATTGCAGGATGCGAATTACTGCCTACAGAAACAATTCTATTTGTTGCCTTCTCTGCCCAGAACTCTACATCATGCCCTTTATGTTCTGTAGTAGAAACATCAACGATAGGCGTGTCAGGCAGGTTCATACTAGCCTCAAACATCAGGATCTCGACTTCCTGACAGTGCCTGACCTATAGCTATCTGTTGTGTTGTAACCCTCGCCCAGAGACTCTAGCCTTGCTAGCGACTCATCATACTTTACCTGATACAACTGCATCAAATCAGGATCACCTTTCAAGAAGATATACCCTTCCAAAAGACAACCATAAAGCAATGCGTTTTCTGCATTGGTTCCAAGCCAGCTTGTTCCGTCTGATGTGACTGTTATTGACAGGGGTTTATAAAAATAATGTAACTCGGTCGTAAAATCTGCATTAGGGGTTGGGCCAAGAATAAAAGTAGCGTCATCAAACAAAGCATAATACTTTGGCACTCCAGTGGTGGTGCTAACTGGATAAGCCTGCCTGATAAAGTTAACGTCTTTGTTCAATAGATATTCAAAGCCGCTGTTGTCAAGTGCTAACGAATAACTTGCAAGAAAGTCATCTGGCGTATTTAGATACTCCTGATTGGCGGTTATTGAGCCTGTCACATTTCTTCTGAAGTTTGGAAGCTGAACTGACTTCAGTATCCTCTCTTCAGCACGGGTTATAATCAGGGGAAGCTCTGCAACAAACGTAGATTCGGTTGTTTCAAGATAATCCTGAATAGACGCTTTTAATGTGGTGAATGTCCACGCCATATCACTTACTCTTTACGGCAGCTTTTTTTGCTG